GTTTTTACATCCACATATTTACTCGGTATAATCGTACCGTTAATTTTTAATAAATATCCTATAAACATTTAATCACCCCTTCGCAGGAAACGGGTCAAGCCCTGTCCGCTTTGCATATTCTGCACTCTTCACTTGTATTAGTTTAAATAGGCCGTCAGAATTCGCTCCAATTTCAATGTTTACACCAATCGCTCTAAATGCCGGTACAATAATATCGGTTGCGACTGCTGCAAAAGCATTAAATATGTCAGCATTTATCCCGCCTGAGCTTCCCGACAAGTTATAGGATCCATTAACTTCAAAATCCGTTGGTATGCTTGCGTTGATATCTTTTGTAATATCACTCATTTCATCTGTAAAGCCTTTTCCCAATCCAAGCGCAAGATTCTTACCGACTTCATCCTCGAATACTGTAGACGGAGAGTGGATGCCGAAGAAATCTTTAATTCCGTTAAGCACGGAACTTCCGAAGCCTTTCAACTTGCTAATGATCCAGTCTGTAGCATTCGATATTCCGTTCCATAAGCCTTGAACAAGATTGAGGCCCACGCTTGCCATTTCTCCGATACCTTCTTTTAACCCCTTGACAAGAGCTGTGATGATCTGAGGAATGTTCTTAATTAACTGCGGTACCGCATTGATAAGCCCCTCGCCAAGTTTAAGAATTAATGTTATACCGCTTTCAAGTATCTTGGGTCCATTCTTAACAATGGCTTCTACCAGTTTAATGATGATAGTTGGTGCTTTCTCAATCAGTTTAGGTAATGCTTCAATCAATCCGTCGGCAAGTGCCATGATAATTGCTAGTGCAGCGTCAATCAAATTGTCCACATTATCAATCAAATTTTCCACAATTGTTAATATGGTGTCCACTACAACTGGGATCAGCTCTGGTAAGCTATCAGCAATACCCTGCGCGAGACTAACAATGATTTCTAAACCGGTTGCGATTATCTCCGGGAGGGATTCTATTAACGATTTCGCCAAGTCCATGATTATTTCCATGCCTGTCTCAATAATCGTAGGCAGATTATCTTTAATTCCTCCAGCAAGAGAAGTTACAATTGACTTAGCTCCCTCGATAAATTCCGGAAGTTTCTCTACTATTTTATTTACGACATCAGATAATGCATTCCCTATCACTTCTCCGATCTGTCCCATATCACCATTGGCGGCTTGGATATCTTTTGAAAATCCCTGCATGTATTCGCTTGCTCCGGTTGCCAGTTCGGACAATCCCGGAAGGAGCATTGATACAAATGTATTCGCTACGCCTGAGGCTTGCTGCTTGATTGTGTCCAGTGTATCGCCAAGGGCTTCACCGCTGTTTACTGCATCCTCAGACATTACTATTCCAAGATCTGCGGCTTTCTGTTTGAGAGCGTCAATTCCGTCCGCTCCCTCATTCAGTAATGGAGCCAATTCGGCATAAGACTTTCCAAACAGATCATTCGCCAGAGCATTTCTGGTTGTTTCGTCTTCCATGCCAGCAAGAGCCTTAAGGGTGGCATCGAATGCCTCTTCGGAATTTGATATTTTATTGATATCTATTCCCAGTCTGGAATAAGCTTCATTAAGTGACTTGCTCCCTTCCTTGGCATCTGCAAACGATTTCTGAGATTTAACCATGGCTTTTTCAAGCGTTTCTGTCTCCATACCGGACATTTTAGCCGCATAGGCATACTTCTGTAGTTCTTCGGCTCCTACGCCTGTTTTATCTGACATATCCTTAATATCAGAGGCATAGTCAACTGTATTCATGACCGCGTCTTTTACACCGCTTGCCACGGATAACATTGCAGTTCCTAAGGCCTTAACCCCTCCGATAATAGCTTCTGAGATAAGGTTAGCTTTTATCATATCACCCATGGAAAAGATGTGTTTCTCTGCGCCCTTGGCTTCTTTTCCTACGTCTTCAATCTCTTTTGCCAGATCGTCAGTTGGATCCTTGGCTTTCTCCATGGCTTCTTTATTGTTTTTAAGTTCTCTCTCCATGTTATTGAGATCTGCAGTTGCTTGATTAACAGATCTTTGCCATCCTTGCGTAACCTTATCATTCTCGCCGTACTTTTCAGCCGCAGCCTCAAGCCCTTTTTTTAGTTCGCCTAACTTATCGGTCTGTGTATCTATCTGCTTATTCAATACTTCGTTCTGAGCAGTCAAGGCTTCCATGCTGTTGTCACCCTTATCAAATTGGCTAACAACAGACTTCATTTCTGTTCCGAGCGTCTTGAGATTATCATTTATACCATTTATAGCACTCCGAAACTCAGCTTCGCCATCTATACCTATCTTGGGGCCAATATCATAAGCCATATGTATCACCTGCCTTTAAAATGGGATTGCATCGTCTAAATCCTCATGTTTTTCCAAATCGCAATACCTAACTTTGTTGAGTTGCATTGTTAACTCCTGATCAAAATCATTTTTGTATTCCCGGTAAAGCTTCGTAAACTTTCCAAGCGTCATTCTACCAACTTCTTTTTCCGGGTATCCGAGTTTCTTGGTCCCTATAAAAGTCAACCGAGCAATAGGAATTACTACTGCCCGGTCGTCAAGTTTTTTTCGCCTTCCTCGTCATCATCATTCTGCAATCCGCTGTCGTTGGATTTTACAACCAATTGCTTAATAGTTCCTGCCGTATCGGTGATGCTTCCGATTATTCTACCTACTTGCTTTTCAGTAAGAAAAGGTCGTTGTTCTGCTTTCCCTTCGTTTTCAATGTCGATGCCTTCATTGATGCACTCTTTATAAATGAATTTAACATCACTCATGCGAGGCTCTTTTTTTGCTTCTTCACCATCAATGGTCTCCGTTGGGCTGAGTGCCTTTGAAAAACCTGTAATACTGCCAAATTTATCTTGCATAATTTCAATCACATTAATATTGAACGCAAGAGGATACTCAATACCGTTGGCTTTAAAATGAATTAATACATCCTTCATAACTTCCTCCTTGAAAGAAAAGGGATAGGTTTTACCCCACCCCTTAATTAATTAAGCTGTCTTTACCACAACGATCTCTGTGGTCTGTGAGCTCTTCCCTGCCTCGCATGCAACGATTCTAATCTTCTTAGTTCCAATTGCAGCCATGGCAATAGCTGATGAAGCGACGCCGCTTGTGAGTGTCTGAGTAAGCACATCATTGACATAAACTTGGATTGTATGATTGGCAGCCGTTGCGGTAATCGTAAATGATGATGCGGTTAACCCACCGAAAGAATAGTATCTTGTAGCTGCGCCGAATGCCGGCGATAAGGTACCGCCTGTACCAGTCAAAGCAAGCCCTGTTAACCCTCCAGATGCAGTGACAGGAATGCCAGCTTTTGCATTCAACCAAGCAATCGCGTCCGCTTCAACGTCAAATAATTTTTCTGTTTTGAAATTTCCGCTGATGTCTTTCATGATCTTTCCGTTGATTGTCGGGGTTGCAAAGGTTGTGGTTGCTCCCTTGGTCGTGTTGTCGTCTGCAGGCTCGCTGTACTGCATTTTAAAGAGCCATATAGCGCGGAACTTATACGCGCCGCTTCTCTTAACCCTTCCATAAAATCCATGCCCCATATATGGAGCGATATCACCTTCGTTTACTACGAGTTCTCCACTGCCATTAATGGTATGTCCCAATATGAATGCCTGCACGTCATGCGTTAATTCGTTCACCGCTAAAGCTTCTGTTCCACCGGATATTGACTGGTCTGTATCGTCAAGTGCATCGTCTGCAAATAGCTCTACATTATTCGATGTCCATGCAAGATTTGCGCTCATAGCCTTGCCCATAACTATACCACCTGAGTATACCGGCAATCCTGCGCTGTCGTCATACCGTGCGCAAACCGGATATTTCAATCCTACTTTTTTCATTTTTATATCTCCTTCCTATAAATCAAACTTACTTATATCATTGTCTATGGATACCCTTATTTCTTCCAGCGCCTGATTTTTGGTCTTACTTACTGCTTTTCTGACAAATGGTGTTTTCTTTCTAACAGATGAACCGCTCTCGATCGCCCTTGCAAGTAATTTATTCGGCAATCCATTTGGGTATTTTTTTGTTCCATGGCTTCCGTATCCGTGAAAACCAACCTTTGTATTAATTACCCCATTTCGGTCAACGTCTGCCGGTGTTATTCCTAGAGAATCTAGTAGATCTTTTTTTTGTGCCTCGGGAACACCGCTGAATTTTTCATCATTATCAAGTCTTCGGAACGTATCCTCTGGAAGAGATTGCAGGCTCTTTCTCATTTCATCTGCTACCGGATTGGCTCCAGCCTTTACCGCGCGCTTGCAAATATTAGTAGATGCGTTTCCTAGTTTTGATAGTTTGCTTATGTACTCTTCAGGCCCCTTTATATCCATCCTAGCCAATTTCATCACCTACTTGCCATATCCACTCATAATGGATATATCCGGTTTCTTCTTCATACTGAATTGAACTTATTCTCCAAGACATCTCCGAATTATCCATTGTGGCTTCAATCTGCTTTACTACAGGATCATATTCGGTTTTAGTGAAATAGTCGGCAGTGCCTTCAATGGCCCTCTCTTCCAACTTATCATCAGCAAACACGGTATCCCCAGCTCCATCTTCGGCCCATACAATGTATTTATCTGGCTTTGACCATGCTTCGTGATGAAAAGTAGCCTCAGGAAGAACCAAAAGAAATAATTCTTTAACTTCAACCAACTTCATAGGCTACCTCCAATCTTTCCAGAGATAAGTCCATGCATTGCGGTTCCGTGTCCGGTGGATATTGAACCTGAACTATTTTATATTGTTTGCCGTCAATCGGAATTACCACATCGGCACGGTCTATAAATTCAATTCTTGGTAGCCTTAATAATCTAGCTATCTTTGTCTGTTCCTGCGAAGCCGCCCAAAACCTACTCATGCCTACTGTTTTTTCCTCATAACGCAAAGAGTCCACCTTTAATGTGAGTCCTTCTTTTGGCATATTGCCTGCTTGTGCTATGTTGCCTACTGTGTAGATATTTGCAATTCCATCGTTAAACTGTTGTGTTTGCGATTTCAGCTTCATAGTCTGCCACCTCCTGCTTAATCTGCAGTGTTAAGAGTTCGGGCAAGTAATTATTTTGAAATTCCGATAAAGCATTTGACCGAACATATCTACAATAATCAAGAAGAAGTTCTTTGGGTTTGTTCTCTATCGTGTAATCGTTCGCCGTTCCTGATACACCATCGATATATTTCATTCCTCTTTCGATTATTCCGGTCAGCTTTGTTTCTGTCTGCGCATCAGACCATGTAATATCAAGATAGTTTTTGACACTATTTAATAATCCCGTTGGTAATGCCATAATCAATCACCTACTTCTTAGCTGGCTTTTGTGGAGCTGCTTTTGATTTCTTTACTTCTACGCTCTTAGTTGCTTCGGCAACTTCTTCTACCAATATCCCGAATTGTGTAGAATTAAGCTCTTTATATCTTTCGCTTGATACGGTAAAGGTGTCACCCATGTTTCGAGTGACACCCTCCTTTTTATCAAAGAAAGATTTTAATGCTTTTACCGTCATACTTAAGCAGCAGTGTAAGTTACAACTACAGCGTATTTCATTGTTGCTCCGCCGTTAGTAACACTTACTAATACAACATTCTTGCCCTCAACCCATGTCTGAGAACCGTCATTGGTTGCGGCCACACCGTTTAAGGTTATTGCGATTGTGGCGTTAGCAGAATCATTTGCTACGGCGGTGAACTTGCCTGCTGCTGCTACTGTTGCCTCATAATATGTTACATTGCCATTGAATACAGGGCTAAGTGTCCCTCCTGCTACAACAATACTCTTAAGGGTTGCATCAGCATAAGTAGTTGTCTTAACGGTAGGGAATACCGGCTTGATGTTGGAGATGTCAAGGTATAAGAATGCTTTGTTATCAACCGGTCTGCCTGTGCCATAGAGTTTGATCAAATATACTCTTTCGTCTTCGAGGAAATGATATTCGTCAGAGTATTCAATCTTTCCACCCTTTGCAGTACCGATACCCATGAAGTACTTTTTACCAATACCCATGATAGCGGATCCTGCTGTTACCTTTGTTGACTGGACAACCTTTGTAGGGAACGGGAAGATGTCTCTGACCCAAACACCATTAATCAACTGTGATGTTGCAGGCATAACTTTTGTTAAATAGTCAACCGGGTTAACAATAAGTAAAACTTCCTTAATGGTTCTGATAACTCCGTTAGGCCCAACTGCAAGCTGTGAAATAAGACCGCCATAATTCTCGGCACTAAAATCAGCTACCGGAACCTTTGTTTTGATTGCGTACCCGGTTGTCGGGTGAACTGCTGCACTTAAGTCTTTATTCATGCCGATCGGCTCAAGTAAACCATCACCATCAATCATTCCGTCTTCAAGTCCATTAGCCAATGCTTCGCCAAGCATAGCGCGCGTAAATCTATCTAACCATGCAGGACCTAAATCCAACATAGCCTTTGCGACTGGAAGAAATGCAGACAGCTTGGTATGTGCAAGATCGATTTTTTCAAACCCTCTTGTAAGTTCATCTGCAATAGCTACGGTTAATGCTTTCCATGTTGCAAGTGGAGCTGATCCGGTATTGATTAAATACTCAATCAGCCCACTGGTGTTAACGAAGTCAACTTCGTCAAGTAGCGGATGCTCATTTACCAGATCTTCGAACACTGCATCAATAACCGTTTTAGGAAATGCAACTGTAACTGCAGTTAATGCCTGCTTCGGATTTTCAGTTCTCATAGCTTCGATAACTGCCTCGTAGTACTTATTCTCCTCGGACGTCAATGCTCTTGCACCTCTGCCAGCCAATACAGTGTTGTCTGCTGCCTGGATTAATCCTTTGGCTTCCATCATAACGGCTTCCTGGATGTTCTCTGTAAATTCCGTGAATGCCTGAGCAAAGGCTTCCTCGTTATTATCTTTCATTGCCTGGTTAAGTTTCTGCATAATAGCAGCCTTCTCCTGTTTAATTAAGTCTAAACTCTTCATTGCCATATCCTTTTTTCCTCGCTTTCTTTGCAAAAAAATTAGCGGAACAATGCCGCTAAAAAGTCTTTAGGTTTATTTTCTTTTGGTACCGGTGTCGGCTCTGGTGTCGGTTCTGGTGGATCGATAGGTTCTTTAGGTGTTTCAACCGGCTTGCATAACTGTTGCATAATTTGCTTCTTGATGCTTTGGTTTGGGTTCTTGCTTACGTTTTCATTAATGATGGAGGTTGAGAATCCCATCGTTAATGCATCCTGTGGAGCTATCCAAGTCTCAGCATCAAGCATAACTTTTAATTCTTCCTCGGTGATGTTAACACAGCTCATGTAAGTGTTAACAGAAGCTTGTGTCATTGTCTCAAGATCGTCTGCTTGCTTTCTTAACTCGTTAGCATTTCCATATGTGCTTGTCCATGCATTATGTATAAACAGTAAAGAAGCATTTGACATAATTCTTTCATCCCCGGCCATAAAAATTACGCTCGCAATGGAAGCTGCAAAACCATCACAAAACGTTTTGATTTTTGCTTTATGCCTTTTTAATGCGTTGTAAATTGCTAATCCCTCAGCAACTTCTCCACCATAGGAATTAATGTAAACATTAATTGTGTCTACATCGATTCCGTCAAGTTCTTTTGAAAGAGTATAGCTTGAAACATCACTCTCCATCCACGGCCATGAAGTAATATCTCCGTAAATGTTAATACTTGCTTCCCTGTCCGCTGTTACAAGCGAGTAATACTTTTTCATTATGTTTTTCCTCCTTCCGTTATTAATTTGAGCAAATCTTCAACAGAGCTGTAATTCTTAGTAATCCAATGTTGCCATGCCCAGTCCTCATCAATGATTTCATCCCCGGCTGCTCTTCTTATATCGTTAATACAGAATGCTCCGGATCCGATTAACTTATCTATTGCAGTTGATATACTGAACAAATCAATGTGCTTGATTGTCTTTGTATCAATAACAATCTTTGTTCCTTTAGAAAACTCGGTTTGTCCTATTCGTTTACGAATAATTTCTTCCTGTAGCATGTCTACCAACGGATCAATACTGAATGTAAGGAACTGATCTACTGCATCCGATGTTCCTTGTATATCACCTCTCAACAATGCAGGGGGCATATTATAGCCTTTTGCTGTGAAGTCTGATATGTCGTCAATCATTGCTCGAATATCTCTTGTGGACTCACTTGAATAAGTCTTGGAGCCAATGTCTGTATATGACTGACCTTTACCGAGAGGAATTATTGCATCGCCAGAGCTCATAAATGTTTTAAACTTTCTGGTTATTAATTCGTCGAAAAACTTTCTTTCATCTGTTCCTGCAACCGGGAGAGTTTCGTAGTTAAATGTTCCCTTTGTTCCCCTAGACTTCTGATACGCTTTCATACTGTAAGTGATCAGTCGTGAATAACTGTCATACATGGCATTAATTACTTGCCGCATATCTTTTTCGCACAGCTGAAAGTAAAGTACATCCGACTGTAGGAAAGTCTTTTTGAATGTAAAATCTCCAACTGTAACATCTGTGAATGTGTCAGGATATAATGCATATGGATTTCTGGTAAAACTATCAGCTACCAATAGTTTCCCGCTTTGTTCGACAACCAGGCATTCGTTATTCCGGTAAAGCTCTGCTATCAGTTTGTGAATAAATCCGCTTGAATTTTGGTTTTGGTTTGGTTCAATATTCCAGAGATAATACTCAGGACCTTTTACTTCTTTTCCTCGCGTGTATGTCTTAAACTCACATTTACTTACTGCATTTGCTATGATGTTTACGGCACTCCAGAAACACATTTCTCTGATATAGATCTCAGCACAATAGCTTTCTATTTCTTCATCAGTACTGTCCGCCGTTATTCGTGTTTTTCTGGTAAATCCAAATACATTTGATAACCAACCTGTAAAGCTCACCCGCCTACCTCCTCCTTTCTACGTTGTGATAACCGCAAGATCATGGTATTCACTCCCTCCCGCACTAAGCCAATCTTCTATGACTGTTGCATGAGCGCAAGCCATAAATGGATCCGTTTTTCTGCTCTTCGCTTCAATTTTTCCATAATAATAATTACCGGTATCGGTACCTTGCTTTTTACCAGATGCAATTAATTTAGTATTGTTTGTTGCCCATCTCATTAACGGATTATTACCCCAACCAAAATAGTGATTAACAAATATACTGTCAATCACCGGAACAATCTTCATTATGTCGGATGGCCTTACTAACCATAGGTTTTTATGTTCCTTATCAAATCCTATTTCTTTCAATGCTCCACTGAGTAGAGCATATCTGTAGTTGTCTATTGCAACACCCTTGATGTCGTACATCATAGCTTGCTCTTGTATGTAGTCAGTTATCAATAACGGATTGATTTCCACATCATCAACTAATGTGAGTAATTCTTCATCTGCCCATTGCTGCCACGGTATTTTTAATCTCTTTAAATCTCTTGATTTCAGACATAACCATGAATGGGATATATCATATCTAATATTTCCATCCCTGATATGTATATCGACAGATGCAAGATCGTTTAGCTTCACATAGTCAATTCCAATTACTGCTTGCTTTCCCTTTAAATCTGGAATTGGTTTATTTGTAGCTTCGATATTCACCCATTCTGTAACTGCAATTTCTGCATTATTCTTTGGCCAATTCATACGCTTCGTGTAGAAATCTCTTTCTATACTTGGAGTATATTTCATTTTAATAAACTCGGCTTCTATGACCTTTTGTAACTCCGGAAGATATTTAAGGGATGGATTGGCTTTATGCCACATCTTAGGGTCAAGAGCTTCCTCTTCGCTACTAATATGATAAAGCAAAGGAAGAAATCCCAAGTCTTTTATTGTGCCGTTTAGTACATCTCTGGACAGCTTGAGCTTATCGTCAAGTACACCCTCTCGGATATGTCCATTTGTTGTAATGTAAAATATTCTTGAATGCTTACGTTTACCAAATCCGGATGTAAATACGCTAATCATATCGTAATTCTCATACTCATGTATTTCATCGAATATAAGGCAGGCTGAACGCTTACCGTCCTTTGTCCTGGCATTGGAAGTATTGAATTTAATATAAGAATTTGTCTTTATATTTCTGATTAGCTCTTTTGTCTTATAGAAAAATTTCTTAAGTTTAGTCCAAAACTTATCCAATACATCATAGATATCATTGAATGATGTTTCTGCCTGATCCTGACTATTGGCTATGATATCAACGTTATATCCTTTAATGCCGTGATAATGAGTTGTTAGGTACCAAGCTACCGGCGATATAAAACCATTCTTACCGTTACCTCTTCCCATCTCGATTAGTATTTCATCGAATACAACTGTGTCAGACGATTTGTAATAACAATGTATTAGTGCAAATACAAAGAGCTCCCAGTCAAATAACTTCATTTCGAAGTATCGTTCTGTGAGCTCTACCGCTTTTTCAATCTTTGCATTGTCTATAAATACATCCGGATTATTTAATTTTTCTTCTATCAGGTCTAGTGCCAGAATGATATCGTCATCAACTAAGATATTCCCATTCCGGCAGCCGTCCATGTAGTAGTCTAAATAGCGATGATAGTTACATTTCCTCGTCTGCATCAGAATCACCATCCTGTGAAGGCTTGATACCGAGTGCTACAAGCATCTTTAACATTTGCTGATTTACTTTAAGTAGCTGGTCTACGCTATCATTCTTTTTAAATCCTTTTTGACCACCGCCGTTGTTATATTCAACAGATACTCCGCGATCTTTGATATCTTTTATCAGCTTTTTCTTTGTATCATACATCTCCATGTAATCATCTACGAGGTCTAAATAGTATTTTCCTACTGTTCCATCGCGTTCCATTTGATCTAATAAATCTGCCTTAATCCCTGCTTTAGATGACTTTTTTGCCACTATCACCACCCCCCCCTTATGTGCGAATCTCAAAATTTTTCTCTTGTCTA